GACGAAGCCGAAACCAGAGGAGTTAAACGTCGTTTTAATTTCGCAGACGAAGCCGAAACCAGAGGAGTTAAACGTCGTTTTAATTTCGCAGACGAAGCCGAAACCGGAGGAGTTAAACGTAAACGTGTATCACCTAGTGGACAAGTACGTCGTGTACGTCAAAAAGCTGGTGGAAAAAAGAAATCAAAAACTAAAAAGAAATCAAAAACTAAAAAGAAATCAAAAACTATTAAAATTTAATATTTAAAATACAATATACAATTAATTTCATACTATTATATATTTTTACCATTTTTGAATTAAGTTTATTTTCTTAATTGTGGAAGAGAATAAAATATTTAATTTTATATTATAAAATTAAATATTTTTTAATGTTGTAATTATACTTTTTTACTTAACATTTTCTTTTCATGCATTGTTTCACACATTAACATACCACCCATTACACCTGTCATATCAAATGTTTCAAACTCATATTTTTTATCACTTTTTTTTACATTAAATTCAACATATTCGCCTTCCAAAAGATATTTATATACATTACTACCGACATTCAAAGAAGTATGATGAACAAACATATCTTTATCCTTATATTCGTCAGATAGACATTTCACAAATCCATATCCTTTTTTATTATTAAACCACTTTACACGTCCAACACATTTATTATATTCCATTTTAATATAATTTTATCTAAAAAATAATCTTTAAATTATTTAAAATATTTATTAATTTAATTTATATAAATTATACAATAAACATTTTAAATAATTATAATTAGGTTTATCGTCAAACTTCATATTTCTACAATAATTTATATATATAATAAACTCACCGGGAATATTATAATCACCATAATTTATATTTTTTTTAAATTCTAATATTTTATTATTTTTTTCTTCCTCATTATTATTATTAAAGTCTATATTTTTCCATGGTAAAAATCCTATAAATAAATATAATAATATATATCCAATAGATTCTATATCATCGCGACGACTAGCAGTTATACCATTATGTATATTTATACTTACATAATCGAATGTTCCTAATAAACTATTATCATTTCTCAATTTAATATGTTCACCTTTTTCATTTTTGAATGATTTTGATAAACCAAAATCTATTAAGTAAATACATTTTTCATTATCATCTAATAAAAAATTATCTGGTTTTATATCCCTATGAATTATACCTTTATTATGTATATCTTCTATCCTACAAATCATTTGAAGAGAATAATCTAATATTAATTTTAAACATATTCCATTATTATTCGTATTGTTATTTAACGATTTTTTAAATAAATCCATAACTAAATAATTATAATTTTTTACTTTTCCATATTCTCTTATTTTCGGAATTCCAAAAATATCTTTTAAATATGTATAAATACGTGCTTCATTCTTTATTAAAGTTGTATTATACATATTAATCTTCTCTATTTTAATAGCAACTTTTTCCTTTGTATCTATATTTTCCGATACAAATATCTTACCAAAAGCACCTTCTCCTATTTTATTTAAAATTTTATATTTTTTTGATATAATAATAGTCATAATAATATGATTATAATAATATGATAATAATAATATTATTATATCAAAAAAATATAAATATATTATTATTATATTATTATATTATTATATTATGGCTGATTTTATTGAAGAATTTAAAAAATATCCTTTAAAAAAAAGAAAAAAAGAATCAAAAAGGATTATGTGTAAATATCCTAATACAATATCTATTATTATTTCTAAAATGAAAGAATATGACGATGTTCCATATATTGACAAAAATAAATTTATTGTTCCTACATATTTTAATGTTTCACAATTTTTATATATTATTAGAAAAAGAATAAAATTACTTCCATATAAAGGTCTTTTCATATACATAAATGGCAATACACTACCAAATACACATGACCTTATTGGTTCTTTATATTATGATTATAAAAATGAAGATGGATTTTTATATATTAAATATTGTGGTGAAAATGTATTTGGTTAATTATAAATGCTTATTATTTTTATCGGATTTCAAACTTATGCAATATATCTCTTTTTATATTTTGTTTTTGTAAATACATCATAAATATTCTTGGTATATTTGATATTGTACTCATATATGAATTGTATTTAAATGAACATATTGATGTATTCTCCATAAATTTAATACTATACCACCAATAAGAAGGTATATGAATCATATTTCCTTTCGTTAATTTTAATTCTAAACATTTTATTTTATCAAAGTCAGTTTTATATTTATCATCTACATTCCATGGGTCTATCAATGATTTAAATTCAAAGTTATCATAATCTTTATTTTCATATAAATATTTGGAACTTTTAGGTGGTGACAATTTAATTATTACTTCTCCTTCCGTAACTAAATAATAATTTCTATAATTTATATTATATCTAAACGGTGATGTTGAATTTTTTGAAGCGGTAATATAATCATACATACAATTTGAAACCATATGTGGTCTTAATAAAGAATCGTGATTTTTATAACATTTAATTAAACCTGTTTCCTCTAAAAAATCATTATTATTCTCAACAATATATTTACTATTTTTATCTTCTTCAATAGCATTTATACCATTCTTATATGTTATCGGTAAATATATCTCTTCTTCATCGTTCATATCTTTTAAATCTCTTATATTAATGTCAAATGGACCATAATTGTTTTTAATAGATTTTTTTACACAATTTTCAAATAATATATCATTATGATAATTAAAAACAATTGGTTGTCTCAAATCGCATATCTCTTCTAATTTATCTTTTGATGGTTGTTCTATCTCATATACTTCTAAATAATTTGAAGTTTTTATATGAAAATAAATATGAGTATAAAGAAATAAAACCATACAAAATATCAACATTATTAAAATTAACTGCATCTTATTAAATTTTATTAATAAATAATAATTTATTTTTTAACTTATTATTTATTATATAATTCATTATATTATTTATTATATTATATGTAAAGAAATATTATCTTCCACATTTGCGGTTTCTACATTTGCGGTTTCTACATTTGCTGTTTCTACATTTTCTGTTTGTACATTTTCTGTTTCTACATTTTCTGTTTCTACATTTTCTGTTTGTACATTTTCTGTTTGTACATTTTCGGTTTCTACATTTGCTGTTTCTACATTTGCTGTTTCTACATTTACTTTTTCTACATCTACTTTTTCTACATTTGTTGTTTCTACATTTACTTTTTCTACATTTACTTTTTCTACATTTTCGGTTTGTACATTTTCGGTTTCTACATTTGCTGTTTCTACATTTGCTGTTTCTACATTTACTGTTTCTACATTTACTTTTTCTACATTTTTTAACATATTTGATAAATCTGTAATTTTTATATTATTTTTTATAGAAAAATTTTGTAGTTTTATTATAGTATCTTTTAACATATTATTTTCTCGATCTTGTAATTCTAATTTATTTTTCAAAAAATCTATATTGTTTTTCAAAATATTTACTTCATTATGTAGTTCATGTTTATAAACTATATTGTTTTCTTTATTTTCTATTACATTTTCTAATTTAATAGAATGTGTTTGAGGTAAATTATTTTTAGAATGTGTTTGAGATCTACTCTTATTTAATTTATATTGCATTATTTGATGTTGTCTCATTTTAATCATTTTCATCTGTTCAATACTTATTTTTTGCGTATTAGATAAATTATTATTATTATTCTCACGATTATTAATATTCTTCATATTATCATTATTACTCCGTCTTCTTTTAGCAGAAGATAAACTAGTTGATGAACTCATATTATAATATATATGTTTAAATATTAAATTATTTTACGCACGCATATTCATACGAATTGTCTTATGATAATAATAATGATTAATATTAAAATCGTCTATAATATAATCATTAATATTATCTTTTTTATTTAAAATATTAAATGTAGGGAATTCATAAGGTTCTCTTAATACCTGTTTTTCTAAAGCTTGGATATGATCGTCATAAATATGTGCGTTTCCTAAATAATAACAAAATTCATAAGGTTCAAGATCACAATGTTTTGCCACCAAATAGGTTAACATACTATAAGACGCAATATTAAAAGGAACACCTAACCCAACATCTCCACTTCTTTGATATAAACTACAAGATAATTTATTACCTTCTAATACATTAAATTGAACTAATATATGGCACGGTGGTAATGCCATATCATCAATCTGACAAGGGTTCCATGAACTCATAATTAATCTACGAGACGTTCTTTCGTGAGGGTTTTTTAATTTATTAATTATATTTTGCAGTTGATCTACACCTTGATTTTTGTAATCGGTATTACAATCTTTATAATTAGCATTAAAAAATCTCCATTGATGTCCGTAAACGGGTCCTAGGTCATTTTCTTTTCTTTCAAATAACCCTCTACTATCTAAAAATTCTCTAGAAGAATTTTGATTCCAAATTTTAACGTTTTGGTCTTGTAATGTTTTATTATTGGTATCACCTCTTATAAACCATAATAACTCTTTTAGACATGTTTTCCAAGCAAGTTTTTTTGTTGTAAGGAAAGGTATTTTATTATTTTCTAATGAAAAATGCATAGCAGATCCAAACACAGATATAACGTTTCCGTTTCTTCCTATTTCATTACTTCCGTGTTCTATAATATCTTTTATTAAATATAAATATTGATTTTCTTCATGAAATTTACCATTATTTTGTTTTATATTATTTAGTGAACGTTTCAACATTATATTTATATTAAAATTTTATATTTATATTAAAATTTTATATTTATTTCTTATGTTAAATCATAAATGGAATATATAGATGAACTTGAACTAAAAGATAAAAGTATTAATGGTTTCTTTAATCATATTACAAATTTTAATGATGATGTAAGAAATGAATTATTAAATAAATCTCAATATATATTTTTATCTATAATACCTGTATTTTTAGTATTAAAACTAATTAAAACATATGTTCCTGATGCTGATGAAAATAAAGGTAATTTAGAAATAGTGTTTGAAGTTGTTTCGCAAATATTACTTATGTCTACTTGTTTGTTTTTAATTAATAGAATGATTACATATATACCTACTTACTCAGGACTCCCGTATTCCAGCGAACGTTTTCTTGGACACACATTAACATTTCTATTAATGATTTTTACAATCCAGACTAAAATAGGTGTTAAATTAAATATATTATATGAAAGATTTATGTCATATTATAATTTAAATGGTAATTATAACTATAGTACTGAAACCTTTGAAAATGTTAAAGTTCACCAACCATTACAAAATTCGGATAATATAAAATTACCAAAATATGAAAATAAAGAAAAAAAAAATAAAGTAAATTATGATGTTTCAAAATTACTTCCTACGAATGATAATAATCTCACAAAACTACCAAACGAAGATAATAATATAAATATACCTTCACAAAATAACGATGTTGATAGACAAGAAGCATTTGAATTATATAACAATAATATAAACAATAATATAAACAATAATATAAATAATAATAATATAAATAATAATAATAATGAAAATAATAATAATAATGAAAATAATATAAATAATGAAAATAAAGAAAAATATGAACCGATGGCTGCAAATGATGTTTTAGGAAATTTTAGTTCATGGTAGTTCTACCTTTTCATTTACATTTTATTATTTTTACAAAATTGATTACAATTTATTTATTTATTATAATAAATAAATAAATAATAAATATGTGCTTTCCAACGAACCCTTTTATTTTAAATAAAAATTTTGATGATGGATATATGAATGATGATCTTGATGATTTCGAGGATCTTGGTGATTTCGAGGATCTTGGTGATTTCGAGGATCTCGATGTTCTTGATGATTTTGATTATTTTGATGATGATGATGGATATATTGAACTTGATAGTTTTATTAATAGCCTATGTCCAAATAACTTAATAGATTATGAAAATTCTATACACAGCAACGATATGGAAAGCAATTATACAGAAACAGAAACAGAATTTTATAGCGATAGTTGTAATAGCGATAGCACAGATAGTAATATGGACTTATGTGATGATAGTTCTGATGAGACTTTATTAAATATAAATATTCAAGGAAATGATTATTTGTTAAACATATCATAATATTTTACTATCGTATGATACAAAAGAATCTGTTGTAATTTGGTATAATATAAACATTCAATATTAAATAATAAAAAATAAAAATATTATTTTTTATTATTATCATATTTTATTTTTTATAAACAATCCATGTATGATAATAATCATTATATTTTATTTTTTATAAACAATCCATGTATGATAATAATCATTATATTTTATTTTTTATTATTTAATGTTTATATTATTATTTATTATCACATATATCTTTAATATTTTTATTTATTATCACATATATCTTTAATATTATTATTTATTATCATATTTTCTTTTTTTATAAACAATCCATGTATGATAATAATCATTATATTTTCTTTTTTTATTATCACATGGATCTTTAATATTATTTTTAATAATAAACTCTTCAATATTTTTAATACCCGTTTTTTCAGATGTAAGTGTCGTAAATTTCGAATTATTAATAGAACTCATCATTATTTCAATTTTGTTAGGTACTTATATAAATTTGTTTAAATAAGCTTCAATTTTGTAATAAAAAATAAAATGACAAAAATTAATTATCATTTTATTTTTTATCATTTTATTTTTTATCATTTTATTTTTTATTAAATTATATATTCTCTCTAAATATAGTTTTATTGCGATGACATAAATATAATAAACTCTTCATATATGCGTTTAATCTCTGGATATGTCATGATTTCTTTACATAGTACAATATCATTATTATAATATTTTTTTTGAGAACAAACCCAAAGACCAAGGTATTTGAGATATTCATTATTATCATTCACCGGACAAGGTAATCTATTATTATCTAGAACAAAACGTTTAACATTTTTTAAATTTTTTATCCATATTTCTTGAGGCGTAGTGTACAAGTGTGAATAATTTGTCTTTTTAATAGAATTCATCATTATTTCAATTTGTTTATGTTGTTGTATTGTTTATGTTGGGTGCTTATAAGATGTTTGTTTAAATAAGTTTCAATTTTGTAATAAAATAATAAACAATTTTTATTTTATTCCCATAGATGTGATATCATTCTCATTATATTAATTTTATACTGAACCGGGGTTGTATATCCTGAATACTTTGATAAATGTTTTTCATCCATCAATAAGAACTTTACTAATTGAACTGATAAATCATTCATACGAATTATTTCACCATTTTTATTATCCATATCTTTAAAGAAAGGATTCAATTTAACAGAATCATTATGACTATAATAATATTCGTATGAAATATCATAAACAGAATAATTCAACCTTTTATTTTTTTTATGAATAATATTAATATTTACTTTACAATAGTTTGAACGATACGGTTCAACTATTTTAAATGTGGTATTTCTTTCAGCAATAATTTCCATTTTATTATATTGATACAGAATAAAAATTAATATTAAATATTTCAATTTTTTTAAAAAAATAAAATTTAAAAATGAAAAATTAGATTCAAAATTAATATTTCATTTTTCTAGATTTAGATTTCATTTTTCTAGATTTAGATTTAGATTTCATTTTTCTAGATTTAGACTTAGATTTCATTTTTCTAGATTTAGATTTCATTTTTCTAGATTTAGACTTAGATTTCATTTTTCTAGATTTAGATTTAATATTACGCTTATGTATTGTTCCACCACTATAATTTTCTTCTTCTTTATTTTCTTCTTCTTTCTTTTCTTCTTCTTTATTTTCTTCTTCTTTATTTTCTTCTTGTCCGACATATTCACTTTTATTACCATCAAAAGAAGTAATGTCTACATTTGATACTGGGCTTCTTCTAAAATAATTTAAAGAATTAAACGGATTAATACGAGACAATAATGAACCAGTATAAACTGGTATTTCACGGGAAAGTTCATTAGTATCTTTTATAATAGGTTGTTTTTCTTCACAAATATAATTAAGCTTTGAATGAATCCATCTAGAAATATTAGTAAAACGTTTCGGAATATTATAACCTTCTCTTACAACAACACCACATGTAAGTAATTTAATAGTATTTATTTGCGAATCAAATTGAGTTTGTCTTTCACTACACGACATACCACCTGTTACTGAACTGAATAATGAAAATAATTGTTCGGCCGATGTAGTACATGGAACGGTATATCCCATAGTAGACGCAATTGATTGGTAATGGTCTAAAATATTCATTAAAATAACGACACTTACACCAGCACCAGATAACATTAATATTAATGCTAAAAATTTAGATGCGTTAGATGTTTCACCATAACCGGGTATCTCTAAATTATTAATTTCTTCATCAACTTCTTCTTCTTCATATTCTTCATCTTGCCGTCTTCTTTTAGCATTACGTTGTTTTACTCCTCCGGCTTGCATTAATTTAACATCTTTAAATATTATACTATCTTCTCGCTTCTTGAGATACGTATTTAATTTTCTTTCAAATAGTGATAAATAATTTTCTTTACCGGAATCTTTATGTAAACCATCCAAAAATAATTTAACATTACTATCAGATAATATTTTTTTTAGTTTTACATAATTATTTATTAGAGTATTGTGTCTTATTTTTTTATTTTGATTAAACGCATCAGACATTATATATATAATATATA